GATCCTTGATCCTGAGTACGCAGCTATCGCTTACCTCCGTCCGTTCCAGACAAACGAACTGGCTAAGGCTGGCGATGCTGACAAGACTCAAATCTTGGTCGAGTGCACCCTTGAGGTTAAGAACGAGGCTGCTCATGGCATAATTGCGGACTTGAACATGGCACTTTGATGGATTAGGATATATAATACCTCTTGTGATTATTCATGGTAGGTTTTATGAAATGCTTAGTCGATGGTTGTGATAGTTCCGTGAGGGTAATAAGTCTTGGGTTGTGCTACAAGCATTATGTAAGGCAAAAGACTCACGGAACTACCGAAATAAAAAAATATAGTCGCGGCACATTAGAGGAAAGATTCTGGCGGTTTGTTGACAAGAAATCGGAAGATGATTGTTGGCATTGGACTGGGCAACTTCTTCCTAATGGTTACGGCAGAATATCTTTAGGCGCTAAGGTTGATGGATCGGATGGCGCACATAGGGTTAGTTGCACGAACAAGATCAGCATCACGCAGGCGCTGCAGCAGGCGCAGGAACGTGTGATCGACGGTCTGATTACCGAACAGAAACCGCAGCGGCTTGAAACCCCTTTAGTTGAAAGAACCCGCGCATGAATGGCATAAATTGGCTGTCCCGCCATATTTCGGCGCCAGGCCCGTTTCTTTGTTTGTGCTTGTCCGAACAAGAGTATTTAGCCGCGTTGCAGCATTTAGACAAAAAACCTACCGCTGACTGGGTAAGCACGCCGCAAGCGGATGCAACGGCGCACACAATTATGGATGGCGATACGTTTGCGGTGATTGTTTGTTTGCGGGGTTACAAAACTCGCCCGGCGATTGAAATTGCAGGTGTGCTGGTGCATGAGGCCGTGCACGCGTGGCAAAAATGGTGCGCGTATTACGGTGAAGAAAGCCCTGCGGATGAACAAGAAGCGTACGCTATTCAGTCCATTGCTCAAGAATTGATGGGCGAATTCGCCCGACGTTTACAGGGTAAATAATGGCGCAACAGCCGATCTATGACGCCGAGGGCGAACATCTCCTGATGTCGCGCCTCTGGGCGCCGACTATCGCTGACGACCCCGAGGCATTCGTGCTGTTCGCCTTCCCGTGGGGGCAACCCAACACACCGCTGGGGCCAAGTTCAAAGGCCCGCGCACCTGGCAGCGCAAGATACTGCGAACGATTGCCACCCACATCAAGAACAACCGAGGTCAGCTGGACATGGACGCCTTGCGCCAAGCGGTCGCGTCTGGCCGAGGGTAAATGCGATAATCCTAGTTGTGTAAATCCTTATCATTTGTTGGTTGGAACGCCTAAGGAAAACACGCAGGACATGATCCGAAAGGGTCGTAAGAAAACAGTAGCTCCTTTAGGTGAAAGCAACGGCAAGTCGCTGCTAGATGCCGAAAAGGTAAGATTGATTAGATCAAGCACACTAAACAATACTGCGCTTGGAAAGCAATTAGGAGTTTCTTCTAACTGCGTCCGAGGGGTTAGAACTGGCAGAACTTGGTCGCACATCGAGAAATTATGACGGACTTTAGAGATACGGCAGTACACGCAGACGGTGATGGCGGTATCGTCATTGAGACTAAACAGGATGTATCGGAGATCATTGAGGCTAACAAGGCTCAATTAGAGTTCGACAAGCAAAGGACTGGGCATCTTAAAGACTTGCACCATGTAGCCAGGATACCGTTCACGGTCATTGATGACTTGAACAAGATAGGCATCATGAAAGGTTTTAGCATTTTGGATGACGCAGCGTTTGCCAGTTGGCTTAATAATCCTGATAATGCTGTTTGGAAGACTTACCGTGGCACTATCTCTAAGGGGAACTAATGAACGTAGGCGTTTGCGTACCAGCTAGGGACGAGGTTCACACCTCTTTTGCTTTTGACTTTGCCAAGATGGTTGGCAGAGATTCTAAGCATAGGTGTTCTCAAGATGGTAACGGCCTAAAGCTGTACACAATGGCGGGAACGCTAATATTCGATCAGAGAGAGAAGCTAGTAGATGCTGCTCTCAAAGAGGGATGTGATGCGGTTCTGTTCATTGACTCAGATATGCGGTTTCCTAACGACACTATTGACATTTTGTTAAGTCGTGAGGTTCCGATTGTTGGGGTTAATGCGGTAACAAGACGGAAGCCAACACTACCGACTGCATTGAATCTTCATGTGGAAAAGAATGATGAAGGTAAGATTATTCATCATGCCTGGCATAAGATAGATTCGATGGATAAAGAGGGCATAGAGCCTGTTACAGCGGTTGGTTTTGGTGTAGTGATGATTCGTAAGGAAGTGTTTGAGAAGGTTCCTAAGCCTTGGTTTGATGTGGGTTGGGGATCCAAAGGAATTATTGGCGAGGATGTGCATTTCTGTATCAAGGCTTTGGATGCCGGGATTCAGACTTATGTAGATCACAGCCTATCAAAGCATATTGGTCACATTGGTACGTATGAGTATCGATGGGATGATGTAGAGGAAGGCGCTATAGAGGCGCATAATAACGGGAAATAGACATGGCATTTACGAGCTACAGTGATCTAAAGACTACGATAGCCAGCTACCTAGCTCGTAGTGACCTGACTTCAGTAATCCCTGACTTTATTCGCTTGGCTGAGGAGCGTCTGCGTAGAGACTTGAGAATTCGTCAGATGTTGGTGGTGGCTACGGCTACTACGACTGGCGGTAATTCTAAGGTTGGATTGCCTACGGACTTCTTGGAGATGCGGGATATTCACTTGAATACGACTCCGATTAGTTCCTTGTCCTACGAGGCTCCTAATACGTTCTACGCTGGCTCTAGGTCTACTGAGTCTGGCATTCCTAGAATCTATACTGTGCTGGCCTCAGAGCTTCAATTCGCCCCTATCCCTGATACTGCGTATACGGCTCAGATGCTGTACTACGCAAAGCCTACGCTACTGAGCGACGCAAATACCAGCAACGTATTCTTGGCTAACTGTCCTGATGCGCTGCTGTATGCGGCTCTAGGTGAGGCTGAACCGTATTTGATGAACGATGCGAGATTGCAGGTCTGGGCTTCGCTCTATGACCGTTCTATCGCTTCTATATCGAACTCTGACCAAGCTAGTGAGTACAGCGGTCAGCCTATGGCAATGTCTTATAACGTGAGGTAAATCATGGCAGAAATGTCGAATTATTTAGAAAACGCTCTGATTAACGCTACCTTGCGTAATACGAGCTATACAAGCCCTGCAACAGTCTATGTTGCTCTTTACACAACTGACCCAACTGATGCTGATACTGGTACAGAAGTCTCTGGTGGTTCTTATGCTCGTACTGCTGTTACTTTTGGTGCGCCCAGTAATGGCGTTAGTACCAATAGTGCTGCGGTTGAATTCCCTACTTGCACATCGTCATGGGGGACGATAACGCACATTGGTATCCGTGATGCTTCAACTAGCGGTAATTTGCTGTATCACACTGCATTGACTACATCTAAGGTTATTGATGTTGATGACATCTTCCGCATTACCACTGGCAACCTATCTGTTACGTTGGCATAATGAAAATAGATTTCTCTTTTGATACTCAGTACGGTAAGTTCTGCGATGCCTTGCATTTGCCAGACGATCATACGTTTACTGAGTCTGAGATTGATGCGATGAAACAGCAGCGGTTAGATAACTGGATAGCCGTTATAACAGCGCCTCCTCCAGAAGACGAAGAACTACCACCAGAGGAATGATAAATGGCAGATCGCTATTGGGTTGGTGGCACTGGCACATGGAGTAGCACCAATACTACTAACTGGTCTACTTCCTCTGGTGGTGCTGGTGGTGCTTCTGTTCCTACATCTGCTGACAACGTCTTCTTTAACGTCAACTCAAACGTAGGTACAGGTGCGTTTACTGTCACGATGGCAGATACGCCACGGGTATGTAACGACTTCACCGCCTCTGGTCTTGACGGAACAATGACCCTAGCAGGTACAAGCATTGGCTTGACTGTTAGCGGTAGTCTGTCTTTCCCTGCAACAAATTTCACCCGTACCTATACAGGCACAACGACATTTAACGCCACAACCACGGGCAAGACCATAACGACTAATGGCGTTGCTTTTGGTGGAGCCGTTACGCTTAATGGTGTTGGAGGCGCTTGGACACTTGGCTCTGCTTTTAGTTGCGGCACTATCGATTTAACACTTATCAACGGCACATTTGATACTTCAGTAAGTAATTATGCGGTTACTGCTGGTGGATTTTCATCAAGTAATTCAAACACAAGAACAATAAATCTGAACAGCTCTACCATTACCCTTAGTGGCACTTCTGCTTGGACTATGACAACCAGCACTAATGCAACATTAAATGCTGGCACATCAACAATTACTTTGACTAGTCTTATACCAACATTTAGTGGTGGTGGTTTAACTTATTATAACCTTACTACGACTTTCGGATCAGGTGGCGCATTTACAATTAACCAGAACAATACATTTAATAATGTTGCATTACAAGCATCAATTCTTCAGCAAATTGTTGTATTAGCAGGAAATCAAATCATAAACGGTACTTTTACGTTCAATGGGTCTAACGGCATAAATAGAGGGTTTATTCGTTCTAACTTTATAGGTACATCTCGCACATTAACTTGTGCGGCTATTGCGGCAATGACCGATGTTGACTTCCGTGACATCACAATAGCCGGGGCGCATGGCACGTTGTCTGGTACTCGGCTAGGTGATTGTGGAGGCAATAGCAACATTACGTTTGTAGCTGGAGCAAACAAGTATTGGAACTTGGCAGCAGGTGGCAACTGGAATTCTACGGCTTGGGCATTAAGTTCAGGCGGCGCTGTTGCTGCTGCAAATTTTCCGTTAGCTCAAGACACAGTAATTATAGAAAACACGGGATTAAATACAAGCACAACTGTTACCATTAATACCAGCTACAACATTGGAACACTAGATACATCAACACGTACTAACGCAATGACGTTAGCTTCAAGTACGTTTTCTCCTACGTTTTACGGAAATTTTACTTATGGGTCAGGCGTAACGCCTACGGGTACAGGCACTTATCAATTTTCTAATCGCTCCACAAAAACACTTAATTCTGGCGGCAAGACGTTTACTCAGCAAGTGGCAATAAATGCGCCCGGCGGTGGTATTCAGCTTATTACAAACAATTTAACGTTAGGTTCAGCATTAACTACATTTTTAGGGATAGGCACATTAGACCTAAATAATTTAATATTAAGCACAGGTAGGTTTGACGGAACTGGTTCTAATATTCGGGCTATTGCGTTTGGTACGGGTAATATTACTTGTACTGGTACAGGAACTGTTTGGGATACTCAGACATTTACTAATTTAACTACAACAGGAACTCAGGTAGTTAATGTTACTTCAATAGGTTCCGCTGCTATCACTGTTCTTCCCGGCGGATTACCAGAGGCAGACGCTATTAGTTTTAATTTTACTGGCGGAACTTATACATTAAACAATTTATTTGCATTTAGCACATACTCAGTAAGAAATTTAAACTTCACAGGGTTTGCTGGCACTTTAGCCGCTATTGCTGGCGGTGTTGTATACGGTAATTTGACTATTTCAACCGGAATGACAATAGCTTCAGCCAATGCAACATTAAATTTCAGGGCAACAAGCGGAACTCAGTTAATTACAACGAACGGCAAAACATTGGATTTCAATATTACGTTTAACGGCGTAGGTGGCACGTTTAGGCTTGAAGATGCTCTAACAATAGGGGCTACACGAGCCGCTACGTTAACCAATGGAACTTTGAATTTAAACGGTAAAACTTGCACAGTGGGGGCAAGATTCACAACTGCAACAGGCACTAAAAATCTTACGTTTAATGGTGGAACTTTAGTTTGTCCTGACCCAAACACAACGTCATTTAATAACGCTGCACCAACTAACTTTACCACCACAGCAGGTACTGGCACAGGCACAATCTCCATGACTGCCGCTACCGCCAAGACGTTTATTGGCGGTGGTTCTACTTACAACTGCACATTGAACCAAGGCGGTGCTGGAACGCTGACGATTACTGGCGCAAATACGTTTAACGATATTGCCAATACGAACGCTACCGCAAGCCAGATTAGGTTTCCTGCAAGTACAACGACAACGGTAAATAACTTCACCCTATCCGGTTCTGCTGGTAACTTGGTGTCAATCCGTAGCTCTACTGGAGGCACACGATTTACGCTATCTAAGTCTTCTAGTACTGTAAACGTATCTTATGTTGATATACAAGACAGTAACGCAACTGGTGGCGCTACTTGGAGAGCTTTAACATCAAATGGCAACGTGGACTCAGGCAATAATCTTGGGTGGGTGTTTTTTGCTGGCACTTACGTAGACGCTTCGGCAGATGTTACGGCTGACGCAACCGTAGCTGGATCTGCTTTAAGGGTGCGATTATTTGCTGGTGATGTGTCTGCCGCTGCTGCTATTTCTGCTATTGCATTTAGAGCAAGGTTATTTGCTGGTGATATATCCTCTAATGCTTCGGTTGAAGGTCAAGCCGTTAGGGTTAGGGTTGCTTCAGGTGATATTACTGGCAATGCAATAGTTACTGGAATTGGTAACATTACGGCTGGCGGCGCAGCAAATATTAGCGGGTTTGCTGAGGTTTCGGCTTATGGCAGTGCTACTTACAGTTTTAATGCTTTAGTTACAGCGAATGCTAATGTCATTGCGAATGGTCAAATTATCGGTGAGGAATGGGGAGATGCTGCTACTACATCGTCAACATGGACTGATACGACACCTGCAAGTAGTACGTGGCAACCAGCTTCACAATCTTCTAATACTTGGTTGAGGCAGTAATGCAAAAGA